CGTTGCATCAATATTTTTTTATCTAATTTTTCTTCCTCTGATGTATGAATCTCGTCGACAACTTTTGCGATAGTTTTTAAGGCTCCGCCTTTACCGCCTAATAGTCCTCCGAGAAGATTAAGCACTACGCTGCTCCGCCTGTCATCCAGCTAATTATCCAGATAACAACGATCGCTACAATAGCGGCCTTGATCCAGTCCTTCATTTTCCAATCTGACCACTCTTTAATATGTGACCATAGATCTTTTAGTAAGTTCATAGAACCTCCTTTGTTTAAGATGAGGATTATACTATTTTACGCCTTTAAAAGCTACTTTTTTAATCTGCGCATTGCTTGTCTGACCTTTTGGACCCGAACCTTTGTTGTTTTTTACAACAAAAGCAGGGAAAGTCATGGCAGCATCAGATCCAACTTTCATTGTTGGAAAAGGATTTTTTGCAGACACAATAGTCATTTTTGCACTTTTCTTTTTCATTTTTTTGCCTTTCCGTAACCACGTTTTGCTAATCTACCAGCTAAACCACCTCTAGCAGCTTGAATTGTTTTAGGTCTAATCATTTCAATAGCTATACTTAAGAAACCTTTTTTCTTTTTCTTTTTCTTTGGAGAATCTACCGCACCGCCGCGTTTCTTTTTAACAACGCCACGTCCCATCAAAATGTCTTTTTTAGTAATTTTACCATCACCACTTAAATCAGGGAATTTTTTTGACATTACTTTTTTACCTTTTTAGCTACCTTTTTAGCCGTCTTTCTGGCTACTTTTGCAGCTGTGCCTGCTAAGCCCCCTAATGCTGGTATTGGAAAAGGTTTTGTTTTTTTAAACATGTCTTTAAATTTTGGTAATTGTTTTTGTTGTTCTGGAGTTGGTCTACCTAGTGGTCGTTCAAATTTTGGACCGTCTCCTTTAGGAATAGGTATATATCTAGGTCCTTTTTTCTTTTTTCCTTTGTTCGCTTTAGCAATTTCAGGTTGTCTATCACTAGATAGTCTATATGGATTTTTTTTCTTTTTTGGTTTTGGTTTTCTAAGTGCCATGAGTAATCTCCTATTTAATGTATAGTTGGTTTTAAAAGATTTAGCAAGTCTCTTGCGTTATGATTTAAAATATTATCATATTCTTGCTCGGTAAGATTGTTATGGTACAACATTTTTGCTACACCCATCATTGCCCCCGCTAAAAGTATCTGATCTTCTTGACTTGTTACACCTGTATCAGCAAAAGTCATTAACTCAGTAAAATATTCCTGTAATCTAACTGTTGCGCTTGTCATTTTGTTTTTCTAAATTAACATTTGCACGCAATTGTGCAATATCTTCTTGTGAATCTATTTTATCTTGAGCTAATTTAGCGTTTTGTTCTAATTTTGCAGCATCTATCTCTACATTTGCTTGATCATTTTGTGATTTTCGCTGTAAATCAGCGGCTCTAAGCTGTAACTCTTGCTGTTTTAACTGAATTAGAGGGTCTTCCCCTTGTTCTGCCATCATTTCTTGCTCTTCAGCTATCATTTTTTCTGTCATTTCAGTAATTCTTTCAGCAACTTTGGATTCTAGTATTTCTTGAAGCTTAACTTGTTCCTCTTGAGGCATCTGACCACCAAATTTTTGTGCTAATTCTTGAACTTGTTCTTGCATTTCTTGTTCAACTTCTTCTCTAGCTTGAATAGACACATGTTCCATAATATGAGCTTCTAACAAGGTCATGGCTTGTATATTATTCTTAACTAAAATGCTTGAAAAGAAGGCTCTATGTGAATCCATGTGTGCTAAATGATTTTGATTTCTAAATGCCTGTAAAGGTTTTCCTAATAACACGCTTCCGTTCTCAATTCCTGGATCTTGAGGCTGAGGTGGTGTGGGAACAGGGAGAATAGCATCTACATTTTGCACTCCCATTGCTTGATACATACGTCTATATGCTTCATACATGTTGTGCATTTGCGGTGCAGCCTGTGCCAGTTGTAATTGTGTTTGCGCCAGCGTAACACGTTGAGACATAGAAAATATAGTAGGATCAGAAACAGGAAGTATGTCTATCTTATCATCAAAGTCTGCTTCTTTAATAGATCTTATTCCTCCAACAACATCATAAGGATATTGAGGTGACAAAGACTCACTAAATATTTTTGACAGTAATTTAAATTCTATTTTTTGTGCGTAATGTAATCTTTTATGAATAGCCGACATAACACGCATGCCTCTTTCCATCAAAGCCATTGTCGTTCCTACAGGTGCGTTTGCCGCTACACTGTCACCAATTTTTTGATCAGCTACAGTAGCAAATTCCTTACCTGCTTGAACAACAAAACCTAATAATTGAAATAAAGTTGGATCAGCACCTTTATAGGGTAAAGGCATTAGTCCTGCACGTAAGTCACCACTTGGTGCATCGACATCTCTAAATTCACCTGGTTGTATTGGAGAATCATCATCTCGAATACGAAGCCCTCTTGCTTTGAAACCTGCTGGTAAATTGGACAACGTTCCTGCGTCAATTAATTGTCTAAGAGCAGCGGTTGCGGTTCTTGATAAACCACCAAGCATATGTATTAAACCTAATCCATAAAAACCTAATCCTGGTAAAAATTTATAATGAGCAAAGTATTCTATCTTTTTTAAAGTTTCATCTTCTTCTCTGTAGTTTCTATAAATAGATAAAATTTTATTAGAACCTTCGTCAATAGTTACAATATAAGGAACTTTTATACCATCTTCTCTTTCAAAACCTGGAACATCTAAATTAGCATGTACCTCTAATAAAGTGTACTCATCATCAGCATATCCTACTTTTCTAATTCCAGAAACTTCTTGTTCTTTTTCTTGAATTCTATCGTCAGACTCCATTGGTTTAATATCAACATCTCTGTAGAATCCAGAAACTTGTAATTTACGAATTTCATTTTCTGATTTACGAATAACATGTGTTACTCTTTCAGACTGTTCTAAGTTTGTAGCGTTATAAGGAACAACTAAATCATCACTTGGAACAAATTTAGAAATGGCTCTACCTATTCCTGCATCATAGTAAATCTTTTTAAAAGTTGAACCAGACAAAGGTAAATAAAATAACATTTGATCAAGATCAGGATCAAACTCCTCCATCACATGAGTGATCTGATAGTTCATAAACTCTTGTACTCTTTGCGCTTGATCTTCTTTTGCTTTAGTTACCTCACCAATAACTTGTGTTCTTACTGGCCCACCTGCTGGTAATAGTTCTTTGTAAGCTTGTGATTGAAACTGTGTAACTGATTCCGCTAATAATGGATGTGTAACACCGCTAGCCCCTTGAAAAGGCTGTGATCTTTCATTGTATTTAAGTCCTAGTAAATCTAAACCTTTTTTATACGCTTCTTCCCATTCTTTTCTTGAAGACAAATCATGTTGATAGTGATCAAATAATTCACTAGCTATAACTCCTAAATCATTTTCATCAATAAACTCAGCTAAGTTTGAATCAAAACTTTCATCTAGTATTTCTTCTTGTTCACCAATAATAGCTCCACCATCTTCTGTTATTTCTACAAGAGGATCATCTGTTCCTGGTTCTAGCTCTACTGTTTCTCCAACTCGTGGAGGTATCATCAAAGCATCATTTACTGTTTGAGGTTCATTCGGATCTATTCTTTTGTCAACGGCCATTAAGCTACTCCTATTAATTCTTCAATATTAGGCAACGGATCATATTTCACTAAACCGCCTGTTGCCAAATGGGTTTTTGAAGGTAATACCATTTCAGGTGTTAGTTTTATAGCATAAGAGTCCACAGTTTTAAAGCCCGAAGGTATACTTGTTGTCTTTGTGTACAGATCTTGCGCATTATCAGAGCTATTAATAAAATCAGTAGCTTCTTGCATAGCATTTTCTAATCCGTCTTTTTTTACTCTAATGGTTTTTAATATGCTTTGATTGTTCATGTCCATAATTTGAATAACCTTTTTACTACTTCTAGGATCTCCAACTGCTACTTTAATTATTTTAAATTCTGCATTGTTTATGTTTGCCGCTCTTTTTAATGATTGCTCAAGAACACTTGTATAGTGCTTACCACTTACATCTGTAGCATCAGGGCCCCCGTAAAACTCATATGTACCCACGCCTTTTTTTCCTGCTCTATCGGCTAAAGCTGTAGCTGTTGTCCCATCCTGTCCATAGCGTTTTGCGATAAGCTCTGCTGGTGAAATAGCATACCATGTTGGTGCGTTGGGATCATTCTCTACAAACAGTCTTTTTGCTGCTGCGTGTAGATCATTTTTCACAATAACATCTCCCCATGCTTTTCTGTCTTTAAAAGGAATATTAGGAAATAAAGCACGCATTGTTTCTGGAGAAACAACAGCTTGATCAAAAAATTCTAATACTTTATCACGTTTCTTTGCCGCCTCTTGAATTGGAACCATATCTTGCGGTGTTAAAGTGCCAGGACGTATGTTAGCAAAATCTTTAAATACAGCGTTTGATTTCTGTAGTTCTAAAATATGACCTGCAAAATCATCCTCTGTTCTAAAAACAGGACGGAGTATGTCTTGATGTTTAGCGTAAAACTTTATAAGCTCAGGGCTCATATCTCCTGATCGCTCTCGTTGTATTATCGCTGTATCTTTTAAGTTTACTCCTTTTTCAACAAGTCGTTGATACTCTTGTTTTATTTTTTGTAGTGATTTTCTATATGTTTGAAATATATCTGACTGTATCTCATCAGCAAAAGTTACATTAACTGTTTGATCATTAACAATAGCTTGGTTAGATCCAGAACCAAAATTATCTATGTCGTCTTGTATTTTTACTAATTGTTTATTTGCATTATCAATATTTTTTTGTGCTTGTTCTATACTTACTCTACCCCCAGATTGATCAACAATGTCTTGCGCCGATTTATTTGTAACGCTTGTTAGTCTGTCTCTTTTCTTTTCAAGCTCTAAAAGTTTTGTTGTCGTATCTCCTGATAGCTGTGTAGATGTTCCAGGCACAATTGCAGGACGGTCCGTGAGCCGCGACCACCCGACCACGTATGCTTCATCTCCTCTAAAAAAGTCATGAGTAGAATTAGCATAAGACTTAGGATCACCTGGAATGTCACTCGGATCAAGGTACACTACATGCTCTCTGTAAGAATTAGGCAAACTTCCTTTTTCATAATATTGATTACCATACTTAGAATTAACAAAATCAGGTTCTAGTACGCCTGATTGTTGCTGTTCTATATCCGATCTAAAACCAAATGTTTTTGTCTTTAGTTTACGAATAGGGGCTTGTTTAATTCTATTTAATAATACTTGTTTGGTAACAGGCTGACCTGCTTGAAACAAAGAAGTAAATAACTGTGGTAATTGATAATCTTCTACTTCTAACTTGTTAATATTTCGTGATTGAAAAAAGTTATATAGATCAGCAGGTGTTTCAAAAACATCAGGCACACTAGGATCTAGTAATTTTGCTTCGACATTTGAATAAAATCTATTGACATCTTCTCCTGTTGTTGCCGTAGCTTCTGCTATTTCGTCACCAATACGAATTAAATTTTTTGTTTGATTACCACCTTTGAGGATGTCACTTTTTTTATCTAAGTAAACTGCCCATCCAGGTGCTTTGCCAAAAATATTAACAGCAGCCATTTCTACCTGTGGAGGTAAATTGTTTTCTGTTGTTGGTTTTAAATTTGCATCTTCAAACAAATCTAAATCATCTATACTCATGTAAGGTGTTTCTTCTTGAATACCTCTTACATCAATACCGCTGTCGTCAGGTGTACGTAGTGGATCACTAAATTGTCCTGGATCGCCGCCCATGGCCATGTTTTTAATATTGGAAGGAGGTGTTTCTCTTTCGCCAGGTGCAAGGTCTATGCCTGTTACTTCTTCAAACAAAGTATCGTCTTGCATAGTTTTTATCTCCTTCGGTTCTTTTCCTAATAATTTATTTTTTTCAGCATTAAGAATATTATAAGCTTCTTCTTGAGCCATGTCATAAACAAATTCTGGCATTTCCTCAAAAGAATTGGCTTCATTTAATAGTTTATCAAAATCTTCTGGATTTACAACATTTTGTGAAATATTTGGAGATTCATATATTTCTAATATTTTATTTTTTAATATCTCTCTTTGCTCTGCATATTGAGGGTTCTCTAACTCACTTCTTATGTTTGCATAATACTCATCTGTTCTTTCTTTTGTATTATCTGTAGCTTCATTAATCATTCTAACAATGTTAGCTAAAAAAGCAGGTTCTTTACCTGTTTTATACATAGATGTGGGTGTGCTTACAAAAAGAGCATTACCAAAAGATTTTAGCTCTTTTAGACTTGGAAAGCCGAGTGCTTGTGGAGCTATACGAATAAACTTACCAAGCTTACTTAAATCTTTATTTTTAGCTACTTCCATCATACGACCATATACTCCTGATCCTAAAAAAGCGGGTGTTATAGATAAGGCTAATTGACCTGCTGAAGCTGCAAAATCTTTTCCTGTTAGCTCACCTCTTATTTTATATTTTCTTTCTAGTTCAAATTGATCTATTATTTCTTCAAAAGGAATAGTGTTTTCAGGATCATACTTAACACCACCAGGCAAATACATATCTATTGGCTTGGACCCAGGTTTCATTAAACCCTGTTCAATCATTGCTCTATGTTCTCTTTCTAATAAACTTTCTCCTACTATTTTTTCTGGTAATTGCTCTATGGCTCTAGCACCAAAATATAACGGAGAAAATTGATATGTCTCTACCAAAATATTTGCAATATCAAGAGGTAGTTTTTTTAATTGATTTGCATGAAGTTTTGACTGTATCAAAGCTCTTTGTTCAGCAAACTCAGGACTGGTCGCTCTATATGTTAGATCTCTATAATCCTGTGAATTTTTTAATTTATCATAAGCATTTTCAACATCTTGTGACGTAATCATTTTACCTTCTTGCATCATTGATTGCAAAATAGGATTTAAAAAACTAGACATGTAAGTACCTTCACGATCCATACCTGTAGTAACATTTAACATGTCGGCTTTTAATCCTTGATCTACATCTTTTACTTGATCAACAGACATGAGATACTGTTTTATATCATCATCTAATATTTCTTTTGCACGTATTTTATCTAATTCGTAATCTATTGTATCGTCTAGTTTAGTTAAAGTAAAAGGAGCCGTTATATCCAGTAGACCCTCTGCTGTTCCTATTTGTTCAGCTATACCTTCTGCAATTGGTTCTAAAAATCCACCTTCAGGAGGTTGATCTGTAACACCTGCAGGTGGTTCATTTGTAATAGGGTTAAATACTTCATCTATTTTTTTAAGAAACGGATTTGTAAAAACACTACCTCCGTCTTTGTATGGTGCAATAACTGTAGAAGTATCCGTGGCAGGATCTAATAAAAATTGAAGTAACTCTTTCATCTGCTGTTTGTTTGTAATACCTCCTGGTTTACCAGCCTGTATAAACCCTCCCATTTCAGGTGGTAAGTCATACATACTTTCAGCTTGAACTCTTTTTAAGCCTGTTCGTATATTGTCCAAAGTTTTTGCTGCCATGTCAGCGCTTTTTTGTTTTGCTTTAATAACGCTGTCAGACAAGCCATACAGAGCTCTTGGATTTTGTTTATTTTTTAGCATTTGTAAAAACTGTCCTTTGTTTCCACCTACTGTAAAAGGATCTACAATTCTTTTGCCGTCGTCAAACATTGAAGCAGCAACATAGTTTCTAAAAGGTCTAGTGCTTTTTGTGGGAGGTGATCCCATCAACTGCTCTGCAACGTCGTCAAAAAAAACTTGAACTCGTCTATTTACAAACGCAGGACTAATATACATCATGCTGGGGTCTGCCCCTTTTTGTAATAACTTACTACTTGGATTTAATCTTTGCGTAATACTCGTTGGAAATTTATGTGAAAAATCCAAAAAACCTTTTCCTTTTTCCATAGGAAACTTATCTGCAACTTTTACTAAATCATCATAATAAGTTTTAAGAAGCTCTTGTTTAAAATCCAAAAGCTCTTTCATTTCATTTTTATATTTTCCTAAAGCTTCACTAATAGGCTGCATTACTTTTGGATCTTTTGCCCTAAGCATCTCGTTTAACTTTGCTTTACCATACTTATATTCAAGAGGCCTTTTTGCGTAATTAAAAATAGTTTGTTCTGGTGTATCTATTGATTTAGGAACTCCTTTTCCCAAACCATATAAAGGATTTTTCATTGAAGACTTGGTTCCTGGAAAAAGATCCACCATAGAAATATTTTCTAAATCTATTTTTGATACATCTTTTTTTAATTCTTTTACCAAAGGCTTTTTTTCTTTGTTAATGGCTCTTGTTAGTTCTGTTGTAGGAAGTTTATAAGCTGCATTTATTTCGTTTTGAAGATTAGAGACTTCATCTATTTCATCGGCTATTTCTTTTTGAGCCGTAGTTAAGTTTGACTTGTCCATCTCTCTAGTAAAAAAACCGCCACCCATCTCTTTTAATTTCTTAGTCAACTGTTGTCTGTATTTGGATAATTGACCAAAAGCATCCTGACCTACCTCTCTAATTTGGGATACAGCTTCTTCAACGTTTTTACTTACCTTGCCTTCAGTAAGTAAGTCTGCACCTTTAATCACATAATTAATTTTTCTTTTAGGATTAAAGAGTAAATTACCAAGTTTATCGGTAATTGATGTTACACGTTTATTAAAAGTAGAATTTAAATAAGAATCAATCTTAGCATTGCCTGTTTGTATTCTTTGATTTTTTGGAATTAATTTTGTTTTTTTATCTGAGTTTTCAATTTTTTTGGTATCTACTCTATCAGCATAATCTAGAGCGCCAGGCCCTTCAATATCTTTAATAGCTTGAGCCCTATTATTAAAAGGCTTTGTCATATCATAAGGATTAGCCATTATTTCATCTTTTTAATTTGAACTTTACGTCTAGATCGTACATTCAACAGCTCAAAATCTCGTAGCATTTTTTGTGCAATAAGATCCATAGGTTCTCTTGTTAGTAATTGACTGGCTTTACCTACCCCTTGTATTGCTATACCTGATCCTTTTGGGTTTTTCTTATCCATTAATAATACTGCCTTTGTTCTATATATCCTGGTTCATCTACATAATCTGATTCTAGTTGGATAAAGTTACCCTGCCTAAATCGCAACAGCGCTTGTGTTGTTGAATCGACTAAATCGTCATGATCACCATAAGGGAAAGCGGCGCATTCTTCAACCACTTCTTCTGCCCAACGATCATCTGTACACCATACCTGTCCCGCTTCAAATAGTGGAGCTACGGAGTTTACACGTACATGCTTATCATTGCCCTTACTAGGCGTATAAGTTACTACAGGAATTCCTACTTGACGTAGCTCCTGTGTTAAGGGCATACCAGAAGCTTTCGCTTCAATCAAGATTGTTTCGGGTTCCCAGTATTTATATTCTTCTAAAGCAATCTCTTTGAGCTCAGGAAAGTCCCATCGTCCCTTTCTAGATTTTAATAATATAATGTTCGGTGGGCCGTGTTCCACGGGTTTAAATACACCCCACGTTGTAATTGCACTAAAGTCAGCCGTCTCTCTTTTACTGAACGCGGTATCATAACTTTGTATGATGTGCATCAAAGGAGGGATGTCATCTTTTGGCCACATTTGCCACCACTCACGTTTTATAATAGATCCTTCTTCGGACGTAGGTTTCTGTTGCCACTGTGCTTGCCACTTCTGTTCGGACAAAGATGCTTTCACACCATTTAATTCTTCTATCTTCCAAAACTCTGGCCATAGCGGTTTATCATTCAAGATGGCAGGAAACTCAACCACCTCCCACTGATCAGCATTTTCATTAGATTGTGCATTTAATAATTTACCTGTAAGATCCTTTGTAGACCAACGGGTCATAACAATAACTATGGCTCCACCTGGTTGCAAACGTTGTCGGGGGCCCGAGGTATACCATTCGTAGGCATTGTCCATGGCTGTTTGACTAAGGGCATCTTGCTCGGAATGTGGGTCATCAATAATTAATAAATCAGCACCACGCCCTGTTATCGCACCACCGACCCCTGCTGCAAAGTATTCACCACCTACTTTGGTGTTAAATCTACCAGATGCTTTAGAATCTTGTGATAAAGCACTATTTGGAAAAACATCTTTAAAATCTTGTTGATCAAATAAGTTTCTAACCTTTCTACCAAAGTTATAAGATAGCTCTGCTGTGTGTGTCGTTTGTATAATTTTTAATTTAGGTTTTTGTCCTAACATCCACGCAGGAAATAAATTAGAAGCAAACTCAGACTTTGTATGTCTTGGTGGCATATTAACAATTAATCGTTTTATCTTTCCACGTGAAATATCTTCAAATTTTTTTGCAATAATTTTATGATGTGAACCTGCAACAAACTCGGGCCAAACTTTTTTTACAAAAGTTAAAAAGGAGGAACGGGACTCCTCTGACACTTTTAGTTGCATTTTCCTTAATTCGTATTTTAGTAATTCCGTTGGGATTTGCTTTTGATTCATAAAAAAAGTTATATCATACTATCTGTTTGTGTAAAACTTAGACTTTAGACCGCCGTCGCGAGCGACGGGCGAATTGGGTGGTCGGGGGTGCGTAGAATCAAGATATGGTATTAGGGTTGGGTGTAAGTACCTAGATGTTGTTAAAGACTGTCAGGTGATACGCTGCCTGGAAGCTGGTGCAGC